GCTTGCTGACGTACTTTACCTTCAATTTGGGCTAGTACTGGTTTCATTGCACTCATCTTGTAAAGTCTGCGTTCTTCTTGCTCGTCCCATACCTCACGGGCTTTCATCATTCTTGCGTATCCTTACTAAATGCTACCATTTCGTATTTTAGTTTTAGGAGGTGGAGGTACAAAAGGTTTTTTACAAATAGGTGCTCTTCAAGAATTAGAAAAGAAGGTAACTAATTTGACCACTCATTTTAATCGAGGTATATATGGATGTTCAATTGGTTCTATACTTGCTACAGCAATTGCATTTGGAATGAATACAACCCAAATAGAAAAAGTCTCACGCAAATGTATGAACCTCGGATTTTTATTTAACTCTTTAAATCTAGCATCTATGAAAGACAGTATAACAAAAAAAGGTATATTTGAGATGGATACATTTGAAAATCATATTATAGATGCATTTCGCGAGGAAGGTATTGATCTAAAGGGCAAATCAATCGGAGATGCACAAATACCTCTCCATGTAATATCATCAAACTTGACCAAGGGAGTTCCAACTATATTTAAAAACGATGTGCCACTATTACCTGCTTTACGCGCATCATGTTCTATACCGTTCTTATTCAGACCGCAAATAATTGGAAAATCTGTATATGTTGATGGCGGGTTTTTAACGAATGTTATCATTAAGCTAATTCCTAAAGAAGATCAAGCAGATACATTGAGCATATGTATCATTCATGCAAATCCGCATATAACACCTACAAATATCGAAAGTATGGCGCCTCTTGATTTCCTATATAACTTGTACAAGAACGTTTCGCTATATGAGCATGCGCAGTATAGACAGCCAAATATATTAGATCTATATTATTCTGGAGGATCAGGAGTTTCTGACCCTACGGAAGTAATGAAGGAAGATATGATAGTTACCGGTAGATGTTTAATGAGAGGTTTTCTTTCCAAGTACAGATACTAGAAACTCATCAAAACGCTGTCCTTTTAGTTCGTATACTTTATCGGTTGTTTCTAATTTGAAAGTTGGGTATGCTTTTATCTGATACAAAGAAGATTTACCGCGATCTGCTTCAGCATTTACATCTTCGAATAGTATTTGATATCCTCCATATAAGGTTGGATTATTTATCAGGGTTTGTTTGAATGATGCCCATTTTTTGCGGGCTTCTACGCAATATGGGCACCACGTAGTATAGAAAAACATAAACCTGGCTTGTTTGGGGTCTAGGCCATTATGTGCGATGGGGGGCTCGGTAACTATATAGGTGCTTCCTGGATAGTACCCTGCGTACAGTCTCCAAACTACAACAATTGCAATAAATGTTACTGCTACTATCATGACTGTAGTTATGAGTTCACTCATCCTTACGAAATGTAGGGTATAAAAGTTTGGCATCTTCTCTTTCCTTTTTGAACCATTCTCTATATGCTTGGTGAGGCGTTATACCTTTTTTGATAAGGTTCCAACCGATATCGAAAGTTTGTCTTTCAGGCTCGAAGGGTTTTCCGGTGATAACATACCACTTCCCTTGATAACGTACCGCCGTTTTAGAGATGGACGGATCCATATTAGCAGTTTCCCCCATACTGGAATTGGTTGAGACATCTGGCACCATTCTTTGAATGTATGTACGTTGCTCATAGATAAATTACATCTCGCACAAATTGGATATAAGTTCTCTAGAATTGTTGCTCCGCCTTTCGATTCCGGTATATCATGTCCGCATTGAAAATCAAATACTGTCATAATATTTTGACACCAGGTTGTTTTACATTTTCCTGAATATTTCTTACCGATATGCTTTATCCATATTTGTTCTCGCAATGCTTTTGGAATTTTAACCTTATTCATTATCTAAAATGGATGTTACAACATCTAAACAAGAAAAACCAACTATGGAGGAAAACAACCGATGGCGATATATGCGTTTGCATGCAATTGTTGAAGATATAAATAGCAACCCTCTACGTAGAACACAGGATTGGTTTGATGAGCATCATGAGATACTTTCACTCTATAAATATCATTTTACAGCATTCACTGACCTTCATCCTGAAATTGAAGGAATTGAGTTCAGGATAAATTGTAAAATGTTGGATACACTCATGGATAAGCTACTGAAAGAGTACGATATCTATAGGTGGTTCAGTTTGTACGATTATTCTAGATTTAATCAAACGCTGATATCGGTAATTGATTATGCATTTGAAAATTGTGAAGATGATATTAGCGATATATTCAGCTCATTGAATATTTAAGCAGGGAAACCAACTAGACCCGCTCCAATACCAAATCCTGCACCAGTCCGGGCGCTTGCGCCTACAGATGGGGCATAAATATCAAGGATGGCAAATGTTGCCATCGCAGTTAAAGAAATCATTCCGATCTCAGAGAGCTTGAGCTTTCCAGAGAAGAAATAAGCTGCAACTGCAACCGCGATACCCTCCAGCCCATACTTAACAGCACGAGTTACTAAGTCGGACATCATGGATGTCTCGGGGACTTTCTGTTCTGGCATTTTTATATTCTGGAAACGAATAAAAACAAATGAAACATATTCTGTTTCATGTTTCAGTAGATGATGATGTAAAAAAGAAATACAAGATCTATAATGCAGGCGAAAGACAAATTGATTTTTATCTCATGGCTTACCTCAATTCACCCGATGGATGGTCACAGGACGGCTATGTCTTTGAACAGACTGATAAATTAAAAGCAGATGTACTAATACGGTTATCATCATCGAATACAATCACATCGATATGTGGTTTATCAGGCAAACTATCATGTGCTGAATTACACGGTAAGAATATGTACCTAAATGCAGAACGGTGGTTCCACGGTTCAAAGAAAAGTAAGTTATCTTTGGAAGATTATAGGCAATATATGGTATCGCACGAGATGGGTCATATTCTGGGTAAAGAACATGTAAATTGTCCTGCCAAAGGTAAGAAGGCACCTATAATGCTACAGCAGACTTTAGGAATTGGAGAATGTATTCCCAACACAGATGTAAAGGGATGACATTTAACATTCAGACTTTAATAACTGTAGTTCTAGTTATTTTGCTAGGAGGAGCATTTGGTATGAACATGATTTATCTAACAAATCCAGATGCTCCATCATCTGAAACAATTTCACTTAAGGTATTTGCATCTATCTTTGATACTATCGTTGTAATATTCGTAGTATATCAAATTATAGCTAGTAGAGCATATTCTGATTTTGAACTTCTTATATCTTTATTTTTGCTTATAGTTCCTCTCTGTCTTCAGCTATATCTGGTTTTTCAGAATATAACAATTCCTAGCGTATATGGCATCTATGCATTTGCGTCCTTTAATGCAATAATACGCTTATTCTTGCTAATCAATGTACGTTGTAGCGGTAAGAATGCAGCTATTCCAATTATCGTTCAAGAAGTTTCAAGATCTGCTAGGCCTGCATCAGATGCTGTAAAAGAAGTAACCGGAATTGATCCACAGAGAGTATATGCAAATGTAATGCAAACTATTTCAAATGCATTTCCAAACTGGAGAGAGCTGGCAGATGATGAAAAAGATACTATTAAGAGCAGAATAGCTAAGGATGTGGGCAAAGAACCAAGACAGCCTCGTGAAGGAGGAAGCAGGCGTTAAATTTACATTTTCAGAGATGGTACTATCATATAATAAGATGCCACGTGAAACACTTGATAAGGTAGATTTTGACGGAAAGACGATTGATTACCTGGAGGAGGACCCTGAGATCCCAACTCAGAGATATGCTATTGTTTCTTTTATTTCCCCTGAGAAGGTGATTAAGCAGAAGCAGGAATTTTACTATGAGCGGTTTCTAACGTGGATGGATTATGATTGGAAGGTTTCTGGTCTAGAAGGATTTATGGCTTTCCTTGGAAAGAAGTACAGTCTGAAGACTGAGGATCTAATGAATGACATGAACGAATTCCGCAAGGTTCATAATGCGGAGGTATCTAAGACTGATGTTCAGGAGAAGTATCAGGTTTTTCTTATGAAGAATGAGAAGGATCTGGATACCGAGTTTACTGAGAAGGTAGAGTTTCAGACAAATGTACGCGGAGTAAAGCTTCGTCGTGTATTTGCCAATCTGGAGGAGGCTCAGATGTACACCAAGGTTTTACAGCGCAAGTATCCCCGTGATAATCTATATATCGGAAAGGTTGGATGCTGGCTTCCTTGGGATCCTTCTGAGAATGTGATGCCTGAAGTTGAATATGCAGAGAAGGAGCTGAATGAGATGATGCGCAAGTACAAGGAAAATGAGGTCAATAAGGATATCTTCTTCGATGAGCGCAAGAATGAGAAGATGGAAGATCAGAAGAGAGAGAATGAGGCGCGTCGCAAGAAGGCTCTAGAGGATGCAGAGGCTGAGAAAGCTACTGCTATCCTAGATAATCCTCCAGTTCATCCCTCTGAAGGAGCAATTCGCGAGTAATTATGGTCCTTTTTTAACCCAAACCTGAGGTCCGGAATTTCTCTTTTGAACCTTAGAAGGATCAAAATCATCACCAGCTAACATGGTTGAACTGAATGGCTGATTATTTGCCCATAAGCTGTCATCACATAATTTGAAACTAGGATGATCAGATGCTTTATACCAGAAGACCTGATCCTCTAATTTATTGGATTGAACTCCATTTGCGATTACAAGACATTCATAATTTTCTGTACATTGATCCATAAATTGACAAAACATCTCAAATGTAGGAAACATTCCCGCATAGTTGTCGTAAATACGCTTTCTATTCGTGATATTGTTCTCACGTAGAATGAATACAAAATCGATATTGGTTCGTAAGTTGGGAGTAATACCCAAAGGATATTGCATAGTTATGAGAGTTACCATATCAATATGGCGGCCGTTCATGAATACATATCGAGTACTTTCTTCATTGATCCATGTTTTATCGTATAAGCAATCATCCAAAATTAAGAAGGCTCGGGGATCAGAATTTGAGTTTCCTCCATGAGATTTCTTATCATGATTTCTCTGCTGTTTAACAGCTAACTGCCTCTTGATAGCATTCATTTCAATTTCAGGACGATACTTATCATGAATTAGCTTGGAAGGAACCATATCCTGTAAGAATGGATTTGCTACTTCTGTGCCAGAAATAACAGTTCCAACAGGAAAACATGAACGTGTATTTGCAAGAATATCACGAACTAAGAAAGATTTTCCAGTATCCTTCTTTCCGATCAATACAATCATTGGAGATTTTCTGGAATCTATCTCACACCTATCAACGATTGTCTGAATGTTGAATTTGCGTATTTGAAAGTTCATCTCGCGTGAAGTTTCGTATATTGGTTTATAGCAAGCTTATAATTGAAATGATGAAGCGTAAGCAGACTAGTGAATTGCGCACAAATCCAGTAGCACTTACTGTTGGAAAAGTTTCTCATAAGTCTGACCTATGGAACGTCAAACAACTTCAACCATTCTTTCCTCCTATCGAATGTCTTTTTAAGACAAATTCCTTGGAACGTGTAAAGGAATATGGTATTAAACTTAATAATACTGTAGTAAATGTTAGCGAAAATACTGCTCTACTTTCGAATGGTCAAACAGTTGATGTACATCCCAAAATAACTATGTTAGTAAGTCCATTTAAGTGGATGAAGGGTGAATTCGGTACACTTGGATTACCTATGCTAAGTGCACCGGCAGATGCAATTCATGCAAAATTACAGAGCTCTAATAATGCAGGATATGTTGGCTCTATTCTATCCATTGCGCTATCTCAATCTGGTTGTGATCATTTTCCAAAAGTCTTTGGCGCATTTACCGGAACTGCTAGTGAACATACGATAAATATTTCAGATGACTACGAAGAACTTACCGAACGTTCTTGGTTTTCTCAAAATATTGGAAAAACGTTCGATCTGAAGCTGGATGAGCATATCGGAAGTACAATCGAATATACACGTTCTGCTAGATTGCCAGTTGATATTGGAGATACAGTTGAGTTAGAGGATGTTCAAGAGCTAGAAGGAATAGAAACTTCCGATGTTGTTCCTGGAGAATTACAACAGGTCTTTAAGGAAGATAGCGATGATGAGGAAGATGATAATTCTTCAAGTGTTTCAACATCCTACATTTTTGAAATCGAATCGATGTCCAGTTCATTCGATGGAGAAGTTGATGAAGAAGAGGAAAAAGATGAGCCATTTGCTTGGGCGTCCTTTAAGAATGTTCCTGTTCAGATGACTATCATGGAAAAACTAGATGGAACTTTCTATGATCTTCTTAAGAATAATCCTGAGCCAGAAAAGCATCATGCATGGATTGCTCAGATAATTTTTGCATTGGCATATGCACAGAGAAATTTTGCTTTTACGCATAATGATCTGCATGGCAATAACATTATGTATCTACCAACAACTAGCGAGTTTCTGTACTATTTTCATGCAGGAATTTCCTATGCGGTGCCAACATATGGATATCTTTTGAAGATCATTGATTTTGATCGTGGAATTGGATCTATAAAACTACCTGGAATGAAGGATGCAAAGGTATTTATGAGTGATCAGTTCGATGTTTCTGAAGAGGCTGGTGGACAATATAATGTAGAGCCATTTTATGTGCAGAAACATGCGGTTATTAAACCAAATCCATCCTTTGATTTAGTGCGTTTAGCAACATCATTGTTCTGGGATATTTTTCCAAATGGTCCTAAGTTTGATGAGTATCAGTCCCATCCATTATTCAGACTATTCATTAAGTGGATGACATTGGAGGATGGAAGTTCTGTTCTATTTTTCAAGCATAATCCTAAGGTAGACAGATACATTGGTTTCAGTCTATATAAGGCAATTGCTAGATTTTGTAAGGATACTGCTGTTCCTCGCAAGGAAATTGCAGAATTAAAGGCATTTATTGGTACTATTCCTGCAGGAGAGAATTCACTTGTAATTGATGTTTAAAGTAATATCTTTCTCACACAATTGTTGGGATATTCAGTCACATAAAGACAAGTTCCACCATAACATATTCCACTTATGCGATTAAATAATGCTTGAATTCCTGCACCATCTAGATATCCTTGCATTCCAACAGTTCCAGCTATGGTAGTTACAGCACCTGTAATTACATCTATTTTACGAATAGTAAAACCATCATCAC